AGGCTTCGTCAAATTTCTTAGCTAACGGCATTGCAATAATCTTGAAATCGGCAGGTGTAGTTTGACCACCGTAAACGTCCTTCATGTGAATTTCAGCTTTAAACGTACTACTATTGATGTTAATTTTTCCCTGATTCAGCAAGCTTTGTAAATCAGAGTAATCAAATTTAATTAATATTCTGGATAATTCAATCGGTGCGTCAATACCAGAAAGTATTGACTCATCATATAATTTAAACAAATCTAAAGTTCCTGCTAGACCAACGTTAGCATCAGTCGCTCTAAACTTATTATTGATAATTTTGCTGGTTATATATGTATCTTTGCTTCCTGATATTATTCTATACATTATAGAATTGCCCCTCTGATATCGTTATCTGGATATCTTATTTCAAATATACCTCCACGTGATGGAAAAACTTTTTGCTTCCTTGTATTTTCTTCAACACTCATTCGTGCAGGTGAATATGGTCGTTCTTCTTGCGTACCTGACTTATTTACTATTTTAAGCCCTGCCAGAGAACTAACACCTTCAATGTTAATAATAATGTTCATTAAATCTGTTTTGTTAATTGGCTTACCTACTTGCATGTTTTCAATTGCTAAAAATGTTTGTAGTGCAACATTGCATCTGGATATAATTGAATTTCCGTTATAACCATTTTCAATTGATATTATGTATTCAACCCCTACATTTATTATTGCTGCATCTACAATGTCATAGCTATCAGAAACCAATCGATACTCATTTATGTAAGTAGAAATATTGTCTTTTAAAGCATCGTTTGATATAACCAAACCTCCTTCTTTATCTCTAGAAATAACGTGAACTAAAATTGAGTTTGCTTTTTGACTTTTTGACACACCTACTCTAAAAACTTTTCCAAACTTTGCAGGCATTGTGTATACCCTGTATATCAAATCTTGTACATTAACAACTCTTGACTGATTTGCTTTAGAGCTAAAAGTAATATTTCTGAGCTCTTCAATGCTCGGTCTAGACTCTCCTCCTTTTGCCTGTCGTGGATTATTGACTGAAAGAGAGTTGATGACGTTATTCTGGATTATTCCTGCTACACCATTGTTGAAATTCATTGTGAGTGTCTTTACAGAATTTATGGAACGAGCATTAACATTGTGACTTAAACCTCCTCCATATCTGTACCTAACCGTAAGTGTTGTTTCTTTAGGTGCTATACCAAGTGTATTAGAATTTAAAAGTATTGATGGATCCACTGCATCAATCTTAAAATCTGTCCTCTCACCAAAAAGTGGAAGTGCATAATCTGAAGGATCACTTATGATATCATCTGACTCATATTCAGTTATACCAGAGCCAAATCTGATTTTACTACGACCAGTTTCAAAGTCACCTTCTGCAATAAACCTTCTAGGTGCTGGTTCTAGTGATAAATTAAATGCTGTATCGTCTCTATCTTGATCTTTATTAGGAATCGCTTCAAAAATTACATCATGCGTTAAACTCTCTACTTCATAGTATCTGTTTAGATCGCTATCTGTAATAGAAATAATATTAGAAACATCAGCGTTACTTAAAGTTATTGATCTAAAAGGTACAAAACTACCTATTGTAAATTTTTCTGTAGTTGTTTTACCGCTTGATACGATACCATTACGCTTAACTAAAAATTTACGCGGATTATTTTCGGAATCAACATAGTCTACAATAGTTTCTGCTTTTAAGAGCCCTTGAATATCTGTTTCAGAGAAATCAACATCTTCCATAAGCTCAAAGTCTATGCCATCAATTGAAGAAAAAACGCTACCTGCTCTTAATGTACCTAGCTGACCTTTAACTGGACGATATCTACCTCGAGATATTTCAGCGTCTACTGAAATTATTAATTCAACTTCACAAAAACTAGGGCTGGCAGCTCTAATTTTAACTCCTGCATCTCTAATGTGTTGAAGAATATTGCCTTCTTCAGTTGCAGTTTCTAAGCTAAGTTCACTAAATTGATGATCTAGATAAAATGACATAACATCACCAACATATGCAGCCATGTCTAAGAACACACCTCCTAAACCTGCTTCACTAAAATCATTAATTACATCGCCATAGTGTACACGTGCATATTCAAGAAGATCAGACCTGAAACTATTAAAGTCTTTGTTAAGGTAGCTTAAATTTCTTTCTTTTTTAAGATCTTTTTTTACATTAATCGCCATAAAATGATTCCTATCTGTTTTTTTAATTAATAACTATCCTGCAATGTATAATACAAGCATAATTTTTTGGTTCTTTGCATTTAATAATGGTATGTCAAAATTAACTTCTAGTATTAGTTTAGCTAAAGGTCTGTTAACCGATGCTGTTTCAATTCTTATATTTTCTGATGTTAATGTTTTTAACACAACATAAGGCATGTATCTTTCTACTGAGCTTTGCATTAACTCCATTATTCTTGACTCAAAATTATTGTTTTGTGTTATCATTTCAAAAGTTATATTTCTTAAACCTGCACCTAAATCGTACCTACCTAGTCTTTCTCCAGGTGAAGTAAGTAATAAATTTTTTAAATTTTGTCTTATTTGTTCAACTTGATCAAAATTCATAGTGTATAAAGTGCTTTTATTGTCTTGTGCAAGTCTTAGAGGCATGGCAATGCCTAGCGGTATCTTTCGTTCCTCAATTATGGACTCAATTTCACTACTCGTTGTATTCTTAGATCCAAACTTTTTTCCTGAACTTTTAAATTTAAAATTTGTCATTGTTGTCTCCTTTTAATTAAATTAATCTTAAAGCAGTTGCTAAACCAAACGTAATTAAACCCGGTCCTATTAAAACACCTACTATAGCGACTATTAAAAGAGGGATAACTTGTTCGAACATTGCAATAAAATGCGCAGCAGGTATAGTATATTTTTCAATATCTGGCCAGATTCTCTTCAATAGTCTAACTAGAGGATCTAAAACTAAGTTAATCATGAATTCTAAAAGTGCTTGAATTCCATTAAATAAGGCTTCAATAAATGCATCAACAGCACTTACTATGGCAGCAATTACATCTTGAGCAATAGTGACTATACCTTTTAAAAATTCTAGAATTAGCGTTATTATTCCTAGCGGTAAATTTAGTTGGAATATACTTAAGTCAAACCATGGAAAATTAAAATTAAAACCTAAATTAAAATTAAAAAAATCTAATTCAAAAGGAATAAAGGGTATTTCAATAGGAAAAGGTGAGTAACCTAGTAATTTTTCAAGTGCAGCTTTTAGCTTATCAATGATCATTGTCTTTATTTCATCAGCCTTCTCATCTATTTTATCTAATACAGGTTGTATTTTTTCTTCGACAAAGTCTGCTAGCAGTGCCTTTATTAGATCCTTAATAAAACTTAGATCAATAGTAAATGTTACTAAAAATTGTGTTATAAATTCTATTATATCTTTAATTTTAGATAATACAATGTGTATTTTAGAGGCGATGTATGCTTTAACATCTCCAATAAAATCTAGCAATCCTTCAGCAAATTCTGCAATTACATCAAAAATTATTAAAACAGGAATTGTTGGATCAACTAAACCTATAGATTTAAGCTGAGCATTTGGAGACAAATCTAAGGATTTGACACACCCAACATATAATGTATCCATGTATAGTGCGTGATACTGTGGGTATTTTTCTCTATGTGCTTCTATACCATCAGTAGGTTTAAAGTGTTTAATAGTATTTTCATTTGACACCATACTGTTAAGTTCTTCAATATCTATATTTAATCCTGCTAAACTGATCTTTGGAGGTAAATCATTTGCTTTTTCTATGACCTTGTTCAGCAATTTTTCTTTTGTATTTGGTGCTAAATTACCTTCTTCGTCTAAAAGTCCTATTCCATCTGGTGCTTTCTTACTATAGATACTCATTATTTCACCAAAATCTTTGTAGCAAATGTGCCGGTCGACTCTTCAACAGGTACACCTACAGCACCACCCATTGTTGATATGATAGCAGGAGCAAGAATATGCCCAGGTGACATTTCAACGCCTTCTATTCCTAAAATAGCTTGTTGTGCATCATCACCACCTAACTTAAGTAATCCTGTCGTGCTAGGCTGGATTATTACATCTCCATTGGCATCTAAAACAATTGAAGCACCTGCTCTATTTTTGATCTCAATTCTTCCGGATTCATGTACTTTAATAAAAGAAGCTGCTCTATCAATATTTGCGTTCTGCGTTTTTTTATAAATATTGTCTAACTGTAGTTGTTCTAAATTATTACTAACAATAACATCACGGGACTTGTCTTCCTCAATATACTCATAATTTTTAGCTTTTAAAGATCTTAAATTTTGAACAAGTGAAGAAGGATCTGAGCTTCTCCCAGCTGCAATAATTATATTGCCTGAATTTTCTGTCCCGTCATGAGTCATTGCAATAATAGTGTTATTTGAGCCTTGTAAAACTAAATCTGAACATTTTTTATTATACCTTGGGACTGGCTGACCTATGAAATCATCGTTATAACTTTTTGAGTTAATTACGATATCATCATAATCTAAATTTTTCAAAGATGTTGAATTAACATCTGTATTTGTCATGGAATCTGAAAAATTTGTAAATATCTTTCTTAACCTATCATTCTTTTGGACATTTGTGGCGCTTTTTGAATTAATAGTAAATATAGCCTCGTTAATCCCATCATTCCTGTCAGCGTGGGTGAAGTTCACGTCTTCTACTGGTAACAGCGCAACTTTTCTAGATATCCAGTAACCTATTTTTTTTCCGCCTACATTGTCATAAAAACACCAAACATGTTCGCCCGGTTTAACAGGTAAACATACATGTGAAGAGAAGAAAGGTAAAAAAACCTCCTTGACATCATCACCTCTAGCTTTGCTAATATTAATACCAATTATACTATTTCTAGGCATAACACTAACTAAGTCGCTATTGTCAACTTTTTCTGAACTTTGTTCAGATGTGTATGCTTCAAGTCTAGTAGTATTTTTCGTCAAAGAAGGCAATGTTATATCAGCCGCTTCCTTGGCTTTGCTGAATATATTTTGTCTTCTAACGTTTTCTTTTAGCTTTTCAAAAAGTTTGCCTCTATTACTAGTAATATTATTCGTTTTAATACTATCATTATCTAAATCAACAATTTCTATTTTCTCATTTAAAAATTCAATAGGATCTGTAACAAAGTCTACAACAATGGCAGTTTCATAGATACTTGGTCTGTTAAAAAAGTCACCCTTGCTTTCTGTTGGATTAACTATATTACTTCCGTGTCTAGCTAACCTTCTGTCTTTGTTATATTGCACACTTTACTCCCCCGTTATTTTATTAAATATATCATCAGGAGAAATTTCATCTCTTTCTTGTTCTTTTGCAATCAATTCTGCTAATTTTAATATTTGATCATTAGACTTAGACATCCTTTCTAAGTACTTAGACATTATGCTTCCTAAAGATGTGTGAAGAGGAACGCTACCTTTTACTTGCATTAGTAAGTCTGTCAATAAAATGTTTGCATTCTCTCTGTCATATAATGCATTTTCATACGCCTCTTTCCATAACATCTTTTTTTTATCTTCAGTCCCTTCTAGGCCGTCTAATAAGTCACTAAATTGCTCTATTTTTGTTTTTTTCTTTTTGGCTTTTTTAATTTCTCTATCAATATTCTTAGACACAGTTTACCCCTTAGTTAAAAAAAAGTGAGAAGTATTCTATATCTGTCTTTTTTATATCTCTATAAATCTTTCTTATATTTGACATTGATACAGAAAGCTGTTTAGGTGTTAAGCCAGAAATTTCTCGCATGTAAACAAAAATCGCGCGCTTATTTAAAAAATCTAAGTCATCAATGTGATCAAAAAGATGCTCAACAGCGTTAATGCAAGAAACATCATTAGGATTACTAACACGCCTCTTAATTTTACCTATTATTTCATCAAGTATATCTTTATTTTCTTCAGATATAATTACGTTATCTTGGGATGGTAAATGATTGTGTGACTCGATTATTTCTTTGTCTTTAGCTTTAAAGTCTTTAAAGTTTGTAAGGCTAAGATTTCTAGTAACATTTTTTACTCTTTTCTTGCTTTGAATGATAAGCCAATTTTTTGCCACAACATTAAAGTAAGAAAATGCTTTTGATCCTTTACTAGCATCAAATTTTTGGAGTGTTTCAAATAAAAAAGAAACACAATCACCTTTAAGCGCTTCATAGCTGTGATGATTTTTTGCAAAGCCGTGTATAAAAATTAGGTTTTCTGCTAGTTTTGAAAAGCTTGGCTGAATAGAGTCTGTGTATAATTTTTTTCGTGTCTGAAGACATTCACTCTGCTGATAATTTAAAATAGCTATATCTGTTTCTGGACCAAAATATAACCTCTTCTTTCTTTTTCCTTTTTTTCTCTTTACACTAACTGTTCTCTTTTTCCCTTTCAAGTGTGACAATTTCAACTCCTTCTTGTTCTTCTACTAAATTATATTTTTTGTCACTACCTACACTTGTCATTCTAGAAGCAATCTTAATAATAATGTTCCTAAGATTTCTTATTTCTTGGACACACTGTCTAACTTCAACCGAATCAAAAAATATCGGTTTTTCCAAAATCTTATTAACTTTTATATAAACTTCATCTAACTCTTCTAAAGAGTCATTGATAGCATCTTGTACTTCTAAAATAACTCTACCGAATTTAAATAAATAGTAACCTGAAACACAACTTAACAATAAAAAAAAGATATTTGAACACACTAATCCAGTTATCATTTTTATTCCTTATACGAATTAATTAATTATTCTTTTAAATTTTAAAATTTTAAACTATTAAAAAAATTATCATACAAACTGACAATTTTGTTTTTCGAGAATTCTCTATTAATCTGTTTTTTAAGATCTCTAGCTTTTTTCTCATGATCTTCTATGTTTGAATACGCATTTAACATGGCAGATTTGTAACTAGACTCAACTACTTCAGCCCACTTTGTTTCTTCTACAAAAATTCGGTTATCTATTCGTGATTTATCAATGTTTTTTAAATTATAGTCTACTTTTATAAATTCATCTTTTAAAAAGTCTAAATGCCCTGACCAATTAGTTGCAGCGACAGGCAAACCAGAAGCTGCAGCTTCAATGAGCGGCAAACCGTATCCTTCGCCTCTTGTTGGAGAGAGAAAACACTTTACCCTTGAGTGCTTATATAAACCTGCTACCTCTTTTTGTGTGAGATTACCATGTAGCAGTGTTACTTGTGGAAATTTTCCCGGTCTAACTTCCCTTAATACATTTTCTAGCATATTTTGTGTTATTGCTCTGTCTATAGAAGTATTCTTACCATGTGATATTTTAAGAATTAAACCTACTTTTTTATTATTCTTAAATGTTTCACAAAACCATTTAATACCATACAAGATATTTTTTCTATCATCTTCAGGTTTTTTAGAGGTTACTGTACCTATCATTAAAAAATTAAATTTTTTATTGAAGTTAAAGTTACTTTTATGATTATTATCTATTTCTACATTATACCACTCAGGTATGACATGAATAGGTGTTGTTAGTTCTCCTGATCTTTCAACAACTTGTTTTGTAAAGCTCGAAGGTACTATTACTGCATCCATTTTATTCGTACAATCAACCCACTTTTGTGAGCATCTATCAGTTTCCACGTAAGCTGAAACTCCTATATTTACTTTACCTAATTTAGTGTCCCACTCATCAGGAAGTTGTACCTGAAACGTTACGTCATAAGGCGTAGTTATTTCTCTAGACTTAGACATTATTCTACCAATAAGTCCATTTTGAAGCTCAGGATTAAGCAACCAAGTCGTTGTGCCCCATTGTAATATTTCTACTGTCAAATCTATACCTGGTAGTTTTTCTAACCACTCAAATATTTGTCTAGAATGTACTCCATAACCAGATTGTGTTAACAAAGGAGCCCTTAGCAATATTCTCATTCTTACCTCTAATATTCTTTAATTGTTATTCTTTGATATTTTTCTTTCCAGTCTTCAATTTTATTGATCATTGATTCATGCCAAAGATCAACCGTTTTCTGCATTGAGAATTCTTCTCTGGCATATCTTAAAACTTTTTCAGATAATTTGGACTTTTCAATATTATTCATCTCAAACAATTTCAAATAACCTTTAGCAGCATCTTCACAAGTTGCGTAATCTTCGTAAATGTAAGGAACAGCTTGACTACCTACCATAGTTTGCATCTTAATATCAAGGGCAACACCATTTTCTGTTCCATCTTTATAATTTACGACTTGACGCGTCAAACCTCCTGTTTTTGCAGCAACAATAGGTGTACCTGTCATCATTGCCTCGAGTGTTGATAGACCAAATCCTTCTGCGTAAGATATATTAATACAACAGTCAGATATGTTGTAAAGTACATTCATTTTTTCAAAGTCAATTCTATCAGAAGACATTAATACGTTTGTCTGTATCCCTAAATTTTCAGAAACTGCAAGAAGATTTGGTCCTTCTTGGTCGAAAGGATCTGTATGCATTATAAGTGTTGCTTTTTTATGCCTGTGTTTTTGATGTAATTTATCTAAAAAAAGTTTCCATGAATTTAGAACATCGCTTGGTCTTTTTCTTTTAGCGTTTCTATTGACCCAAATTGCGACAAAGTGGTCTTCTCTGTCAAGACCTAGTATCTCACGCTTTTGAATTCTTTTTTGGTTGTCATCTAGCGGATAAAATATTCCTTCTGGTAAGGCATGTGGGATAAATTTTGCCTTGTTAGGGAATTTATCTTTTAACATTGTGTAAGTCATGTGAGAATGACAATTAATTAAATCTGTTGCTTCATAAAGTGAATTATTAAATTTTGGATAAGGGTAGTTGTCCCAAACATGCCACCAGACAATTGGACACAGCTGGTGTATCTCATCCTCCATTTCAAACAACCATATAAAGAAACGTGGATCAGTAAAAATAAATATTAAGTCAGGTTTTTCCGTAGCAAGTGTCACTCTAATCAATTCAGGGTTACCAAAGCCATCAATAGGCTTTATGATAAAATCTTCATCAACAACAACAGTTCTATAGTCTGCGTGTTTAAGAGCTGCTCCAAATTGTCTAAAAGACCAACAACCTTTCTTAAGAAGGCCTTCAACGAGATGGCGCGTCTGAGTGCCAACTCCGCTTGTTGAAAGTGCATGATCTGCTAGTATCACGACTTTAAATTTTTTGTTATCTTCCATTAATTACCTCTTATTAGAGATAATTTTATCTTATGATTCGCCAAAGTAAATTTTTTATGTACAATGCTCAGTATTTAAAAAAGGACAGAATTTGCAGCTATTTCTATTTTTTAAAAACATGCCCTTTCTAACTGTTTTAATCATGTTTCTCATTAATTTTATTCCTTTGATATATGTCTTAGGTCCTACGGAAACTTTAACAATATCACACACCTTTCCAGGTTTAGCACCTCTTTTTAATAGTATAAAAGCACATCTAATGTCTTTAAGAGGTATGTTATGTTTTTTTGACCAAAAATGTTTGTAAAGGATTAATTGTGCAGTCATCCCTAAATCTTGCTTTTTATCTCTTCTCCAACCCCAAGCTCCTGCTGTCTTCCAGTCAATAATCCAGTATTCGTGACCTGTACCTCTTTTTTTAGGGACTTTCAATACACCATCGATAAATCCTTTAAAAGAAAGAGGTTTATTTAAATTTTCAATAGGTTCGTATAGTTGTTCTTCTGCTTTAAAACATTCCCAACCTGGAAGTTCTTTATCTAAGAATTCTATTACTTCGTCCCACATGTTATTAGCCCAAGACTCCCAAGTCTTAACAGATTCATGCTTATACCAAGAAGGTTGCTTAGAATACCACTCTGGGTTCTCAAATCCAGCTTTCTGCCAACTTTCTCTCATTACCCCTAGTATTTTATCACGGTCGACTTTCTTTGTCTCTAACAGGGTCTCACAGCCTTCGTGTACAGCTGTTCCAAAATGCAGATAAGGCGAATCTTCGAACTTATCTATTTTATCTATGTAAGTTAGCTTGTGTCGATAAGAACATTCTTTCCACTGTTTAATTTCTGAAAAGGATATATGAGATTTTCCAGTAGGAAATTTTGTTTCATTAGTCATAGTTTCTCCTACAATAATTATAAACAGTTTTATTAACTTTTACAAATTGTCTCTCTCAAACCTTGCCTGATACTAACATAACTATTATAACCTAAATTTTTTAATTTTAAGTTTGATATGGCATATCTCACGTCATGCCCGGGTCTGTCTTTAACAAATTTAACGCTTGTTGAATACTCAACATTCATTTGTTCAGTTATCATTTTTATTATTTGTAAATTTTGAAGTTCTTGTCCTGAAGATATATTGTAAATTTCACCAAATTTACCTTTCGTGATTAAAAAATTGACTGCCTGTGCTGTGTCCTTAACATATGTCCATTCCCTTGCTTGCTTGCCGTCACCATAAACAGGTATCTTTGTATTTTTATTAATGCAATCTACAATTTTAGGCAATAACTTTTCTTTGTGTTGCCTAGGTCCGTAGTTATTACTAGGTCGAACAATAATTGCATTTACGCCGTATGTATTTTCAAAAGACTTAATTAAATGATCAGCTGCTGCTTTCGTAGCTGAATATGGATTCTTTGGATTTAAATTATCTATTTCTTGGAATTTGCCTTCTAATTTTATGCCGTAAACTTCGTCAGTTGAAAAATGTATAAGATTAATTTTTTGTTCTTTGCATGCTTTTAAAATAACGCTAGTACCTAAAATATTACTTTTGATAAAATTTTCACAATCAATTATTGAATTATCAACGTGAGTTTCAGCAGCTAAGTTAATAATCCAATTAATTTTATTTTTTTTACATATATTGTAAACAGCATTGTAATTGCATATATCTTCTTTGACAAAAGTAAATTTATTACTGTTTGAAAAATTATCTAAGTTTTTTAAATTACTAGCATAAGTTAATTTGTCAATTCCTACGACATTGCACGCCCTGGTATTCAGAATTTCTTCTACTACATGACTTCCAATAAATCCTGCGCAACCTGTCACTAATATATTCATCTAATTAACGATCCTTTTTCCAGTCAATGCTGACAGCACCTGGTATATCATACCAATCTAAGTCCTTTCTAACTTTTTTGTTCTTCTCCCATGCTCCCTTCATGACACATGGATCCACACCAAGTTCTTCAGCACGCTTAATCATTGCATTTAAATCCTTAGGGAAACATTTTCCTCCAAAGCCAAAGTCACCATCATGGCCGGGAACGTCAATATGAGAATTACCTATTCTTCCATCGGTGATAAAGCCTTCAATTGCTTTTTGCCAATCACCTTCTATTGCTTCACATATTTGATACATTTCATTCATAAAAGATACCTTTGTCGCGAAGAAGCAGTTTGCCATGTACTTAATAAGCTGTGCTGTTCCAAAATCAGTTTTAATAACTTTAGTATATGGAAATCTTAAGCGATACAATTTTTCAACGATATCATTTGCTAAAGTATTATTACTACCCAAGACAATTCTTGATGTATTAATAAAATCTAATCTTGCTTTCCTTTCAGTTAAAAATTCAGGATTAAATACAAAATTCATTTTTGGATATGCCTTTGCCAATCTTTCTGTTGTACCTGGTACAACAGTTGACTTAATAACAACAACTTTTTTAGAAATCTGTCTATATACTGAAAGCTCAGCTGCAACTGATTCCACAATTGATAAGTCACACTCTCCTGATTCAAACATTGGTGTCGGTACACAAATAAAAATTACATCTGATTTATTTACTAAAACTTTCATTGAATGTGTAGATCTTTTTGGATCTTTATCGTAAATCATAATGTCATCAACGTGTAGTA